TCATATCTGATACCACATCAGAAGTTCCTAGTAAGTTCATAGCAGTTACAGTTGCAGAACTTGCAAGTGTATTCATATCGGAAACTACATCAGTAGTTCCTAAGATAGCCATATCTGCTACAGCGTCTGATGTACCTAGTCTACCTATCTCTGTGGCTTTACCAGCTACAGTTCCTATATCCGTTGCATCACCAGCAACAGCATTAATATTAGTTGCATTACCAGCAACAGCTGTAACATTAGATGCAATACCACTTACTGTAGTAACATCACTAGCAATTCCAGCGACAGTTGCTACATCTGTAATTGATTGTGAAAACTCTAAAGCATTACCAGAACTGTTTACAGATAGTATTTTATTAGCTACTAACTCAGGGAATGTCAGGTTAAATGCAGTTGATGTAGATATCTTAGCTTTTGGAGAAAATAATATATCTCTCTCATTTTGCTGAATCATAGCAATAATTTTGTCTAGTTCAGTATTAAGTGTTTCTATTGGAAATGTACCAGATACAGGAAAGTCAGATGTTCTAGATACAGCTAAGTTTCTAGATATAGTATATTTATCATTAACAGTAGCACCACTACCAAGTGTAATAGATCCACCACCTGATACACCAGCACCAGTAACAGAATACTGAGTAGCAGATGATGGACTAGCTGTAAGTGTAAGGGTAGTATCTGCACCATTAGATGCAGCTGTTTTAATGACTGTAAGATCGGAATCAGCAAAAAACTCAAAGGGTACTGTAAATGATGTCTGCCCACCAGTAGCTGTATACTGTATTCTAGGGGATGTGTCTGATATTGCTAATGCCATTTATCTTATACCTTTTTCTAGTTTGTCAAATATACTATCTAAATACCATATATTTTGAAAAGGTAAAGTTTTTCGTATAGCTCTAGCTGTAGTATAGTCATGTTTACCTTTACCCCAATCCATCATTATATCTGTTAAGTTAGCTACATAACTAGCAGTTGGTCCTAATAAACCTACTTTTTGTTTTAATGTAGGTTGATATGGTCTACCAGCACCTAATGCTGGTGCTAAACCTAATCTATTGTTAGATAATGTTTCTACCATTCTATTAACATCACTAAATATGCCTAGTATTGCAGATCTTTCTATAGCTGATACTAATTTATCTCCAAACTTTTTTTTACTATAATCTCTTCCAAACTGTCTATTTCTCATAGCATCTACCATAGCACCCATAGATACTAAGGCTACAACACCTATCATAAAGTTTGCATCTCTTTCTTGCATACCTCTCATTAATACTCTTTGTGTAGCTGCCATACCAAACTTTTTAAATTGTGCTAAAACACCACCTATCTCTGTATTCATCCATAGTGGTACATCACCTTTACCTGGAGTAACAATAGTAATATTTATATCTTTTTGTAATGCTGATAAGTATGTATCTCTAGCTGTTTTATCAGTCCAATTATCTGCTCTTGCTACTCTTAGTTGTGTATAACCAGCAGATTCTCCAGCACCTTTACCCAAACCAAATTCAGTATATTGTGCATATATTTTTTTAGCCATCTTTTCATCTATAAATAAATTTTTAAGTTGTGCTCTAGCTTTTTCACTAATTTGTTTACCTTTAGCTATTGCTTCTACATAATCTAATATTTTTGATCCATTAACTAAACTAGCTATGTTTTTAACACCAGTATTCCAAATGTTCATAGCGTTAATATAACTAAAATAAAAGTTGGTTAATTGACCACTTTTTCTTTCAAGCGTATTCATTAATCCAAATATATCTCCAGTATCTGCAAACAATGCAGCTCTAGTTCCTAAAAACATATCAGTTGCTTCTCCAGTTAGTTGAGCATCTGCTCTAGATAACTTAATCATTCTCCATCCCATATCTTTAAAAAATGCTTCATATAATCTACCGAAGTTTCTTTTTATACCATCTGCCATCACTACTCTTGCTACATCAGGTACAGCAGCTAATATTCCTGAAAGATAAGTCATAGCTGTAATATTTTTTGCTACTCTTATTCCTGATGACATAGCAGAGGATGGATCAGCAGATAAACCATATGTTCCTCTTAATAATCCTACATTGGATTCTAAATCATCCATAGCTTCTACCATTTCTCTTCTAATGGCATTTTTATCACTTTTGGTTTTTGCTCTTAATATTTTATCTTGGTAGTTTTTATATACTTGTAAAAGTCCAGGTCTAAAACCACCAGCAGAAAAATTTAATCCTAGTCCTCCAGGATCACCAAATTTTTCAGTTAATACAATATCAGGCATAATAGATCTATAATATCCACGCATCAAACCAAACACATCTCCTTCTATAAATCCTTTAGCTATTAGTTCATCATCATTTAAGTTTAACCTTCTAGCTTTAACATGATCTGATATACCGAGTGGTGTTGATATATATCCTTCTTCTGATGCAATAATTTTTTGCCATTTTTGTATTCTATAAAAAGGTTGTTGTGTAAGTATACCATCAACTATATCTACAGCTTCTGCATACTTAGCATTAGGATTTTCTTTTAGTAATGCCCTATGTATAATTTTAGTAAACTCTGTTTTTCTTTTTTTAATTATATCTTTCTTATAAAATCTTGGTAAATAGTTCTTTCTTAATCCTGTATTTGTAGAAATATATTTAATTTTAGCTTCTATTTCTTCTATTTTACCTTTTATAAAAGCAGTACTAAAATCTTTACCTTCTATTTTAATACTATTTAAACCTTGTTTTTTCATTAAATCTAATTTGCCTTTCCAAAAATCTAATTGTTTAAAAGGCATAATTAAAAACAAACCAGAATCATCTGCTCTAGTACCAATAGTATTAAAAAAATCTTCTCTTATCATTCTAGCTGCTTGTACTACTTCATCATCTATTTTTGATGATCTATTTACCAATGCTCTAGAAACAGCAGCTCTAAACTCAGGAAATGACATAATACCATCTTTTGAAACACCCATTTTTCTCATTGTTCTAGATACTCCACCAATATCTTTTTGCATTTCTTTTGCCATTCTTGCTAAATATTTATCGTACATATCTTCAACACTTCTCATAGATGCAACAATCATAGCTTTACCTCTATTAATTTCATTTTCTATAGAAATAGTTGTAGCACCACCTTTTAAATCAAAGTTCTTTTTTTGATATAAAGGTATTTCTAATAAATCAGTTACCATCTGCCGAGCTGTTAATACACTTTTTTGTAAACCTCTAAATACAGAAGTAAGTGGTGTATCTTCTAAACCTAATAAAGTTTTAGATATTTCTTCACCTAACATTTCTTCATTATAACTTTTTTGTGCTTCTACCCCTCTAGTTCTAGCAGCACCAGCACTTGATGTAGTAGGTTTTTCATTAGGATCTAAATGTCTTGGATCTATACCTTCTGCATCTAATTCATCTATACTTTTTTGTACATTACTTTTTTCTAAATTATTTGCACTATCTGTATATTTTTCATACCTAGCTAAATCCTTTGCAGTTTGTAAACCACCTATTCCATTTAATTTATTAATTAATCCAGGCAATAAAAAAGATGTACCCATAATAGCTAATCCAATGTTAGTATCTCTTTTTTTATCTAATAATTGTTTTGTCATTTCTTCAGCTGACATAGCATAACCAAGCCTTGTTGGAGACATAAATGTTTTACCACCAGCAGTAACATTTAATAATTTAGCTCCTGTACCAGCTAATAATAAAGTTGTAGGATCAGTTACAGCTCCAGTTATTGTACCTATAACAGATAAAGGAGATAATACATTTCTTACTCTATCAACTTTAAGTTCTTTAATTAATCTTGTTGTTTCTGCATAGCTTTTTGATTTTTCAAAATATGATAAAAAATCATTATATTCTGTAAGTAATCTTTGATCTTCTAAATATAAATAATCAGGATCTTCTACCTCCTGTTTTGTTTTTTCTAAATAATTAGAAACAGCTATTCCAATAAGATTTTCTCTATTAAAAGATTCTGTAAATATTGTGTATGCTTCTCTTGGATTATTATAAAGATTTTTAAAAAAAAATTCTCTTTGTACTTCTGTTTTGCTAGGTTCGTCTGCTATTGATTCAAGTCTATAACTACCTTTTTTTACTGTCATTG